TAAACTTAGAACCAGCAACAGCACTATTACCAACATCTGTAGCTGCACCTGCTGCGTTAAATACTGTAGGTGCGTTTGTTTCGTCTACAACAATAATCTTATCATTACCATCAAAGTTAAAACGTTCATAGCGATACTTTACAGCGTTAGTTCTGCCTGTATCTATTGTTGTCCAATTCTCTGAAACTACGTCTCTAAGTACATGTTCTGCAGCAACACTGCTAGAGGTAGCTCTAGTTACACCAGTAAGGGTCTTGCCACTTACACCAGTGTACGTAAATATCTCATCACTAATCTGCACGGTTCCACTAGAAGAAAACCCTGTAGCAGAGTTTAATGTAATAACCCCAGAGCCTGACATGCTGGTAGTAGAAAGTATCTTAGCTCCAAGCTCATTAGAAGCAGAAATAAATATCTTCTCACCTCTAGCTGCTACAACTTTATTTGCAAACGTAGTAACTAAAAGTATCTTTTCAGACGAAAGAGAGGTTTGAGGTACAATCTGGTGAACATACTTAGCGTGACCACTGATACGTCTGTAGCCACCCTGAATGTCAGGCTCAAAGTTTTCTAGTTCTAAAGCCTCTCCCGGTTGCATAAGAAAGGTAGAACGGTTTAAAACTAAACCACCCTCGCAGTTAAATGCAGCAGGTTGTACTTGTGAACTATCAGGCATTAAGAAATAACCCCACTCATAAAGCTATTTCCATAACTACTAGGTCTAGTTATTACTGTTGAACGAATATAATCAAATTTATTAACCAAAAGACTTTGCATATTTTTAATGCCTTGCTCAAATCTTGAAAAGTTTAATTGATACTGTTGCATCTCACCACGATATTGATAAGCAAAAGCAGTAGCTCCATCTGTAATAACAGCAGAAAATCTGTCTGGTACAGTGGTAATGTCTCCATGAGCTGAAAGATTATCAGGGAAAGTAAAAAAATCAAAAATTAAAGTGTATTCTTTATCTGGAAAAGGAAATAGTAAGTAGTTATTATCTAGTGTACGGACAATATACTGAGGTACACTGCCAGTATCAAACTGAGCAACAAACACAGTACTAATATGAGCAGAAGCTGTTGTACCGTTAGCAGCCCTAGTGCAACCTGTAAAAGTAGTAGAGGTAGTACCTGTATAAGATACGATCTCACTTGCAATAAATAAAGATCCAGAAGAGGTAAATCCTGTTGTGCTTGCCACAGTTATTGTAGTAGCACTGTCAGTCAAAGAACCATTAAGTGTTGTAGAATTAATATTATCTTCTTGATTTGCGTGTTGATTACTAATGTATTCATTGTAGTTTAATTCTGCTAAATTATTACCTGAAGCATTTACATCATTATCTTTTTTAATTCTTGCGGTATTGTAATCAATATACTTTGTGTTAGCAGGTAAAGCATATCTAACTTTTCCGGGAACTAAAGTAGATGTGTTAGTAGAATGATTAAAAGGATAACCAAACTCTCTTTGATTAATATATCTTAATGCCTCATTAACTGCATTCTTACACTGTACTTGTATGCCCCTAGCATCTGCAAAATTAGACGAAGTAAGAGATACTTCATTCATACGTGTTATAACACTATTTGTTAGGGTAAGAAATGTAAGAGACATTATGTTTCCTTAGAATGTACCGAAGGGGCCAGTCCTAAAACCAGCCCCCAAGTTTTATTGTTTATTAAAGCAGATCACGTTGAGCTGAAGCAGCCTCAGTGTGAGCAGCCGAAACATCAGCAATTACTGCATAGACACGAAGGCGTCCAGTAGCAGCAGCAGCACCAGCAATAACAACATCAATGGTATCTGCAGCAGCAACAAGAGCTAACGCAGCAGCCGCATAAGTAGATGCAGCACCTGTATTTACAACGTTAGCTTCACCGTTGGTACCAAGTACAAGGTATGTACCAGCAGCAGCATCAAGTGCAGCACCGTCAATGATGTCATCTCCACCAGCAAAGTCAATATTACAAGTACAACTTGCAGTAAAGGACTTCATGATTTCCGCTCCACCAGCAATCATCACTGATTCAGAGGGGATTTCAAGTAGTTGGAAAATGTCACCATTAGCAATGGTAGCACCTGCAGCAATCATAGCATCAATATCTAAGATTGCCTCAATGGTTCGTACAGTATTACCGACAACTGTTGGAACAGCAAGAATATTTGCCCCAACACCAGCGGTAGTACTGACAGTCATATCAAACGTAGCCATATTATATTACTCCCTTATGCTGCGTTGTAACGGGCAGTAACGATTGCTTCTGGACGAAGAATCTTACGACCGTATAGATGCATACCACGAACAATGTCAGCAAAGCTGTCAGGGTCACGATATGTTTCTGTTTTGTTGATTTGCTCTGCAGTTGCTACAGAAGAATCGTGTCCTGCAACAATAACACCAAAGTTAGTCAACTGGTTTGCTGTACCCGCAGTTCCCGGCCCAGTACCTACCGCTGGCAGGTTAGACGAGGAGTATACACGGAAACCGTGGAAGTTGCTTACGGTCAGACCATTACGTAGTCCACCCGAATCACCGAAGTCTGCATTCATAAAGCGAGAATCTTCGTCTGCAAGTAGTTCCATAAAGACAGGATCTACAACCAGCCAGCGACCTTGTGAGTCAACCTGCTGCTGATCAAGCAAACGCTTCATACGAGCAATAACCATCGCTGGGGAAGCAGTAGCAGTCGGAAGCGAAGTGGCTCCCGGCATACGTGCAGTCAACGGAATGGAGTGCGTACCAGCAGAAGTGGTTGAGATGTTTCCGAAGTCACCTTTATGCAACTGCATAGAAGACAACAATTCGTTAGCACCTGCAGTAGATACAGCTTTACTACCATTAACAGTCGTGTTAAGGGCACTAGCTTGTGTGTGCTGACTTGCCTGTGCATAACCAGCCATGTAGCCAAGAACTTCTTGGTCATGATTGTCAGCAAGACGATATGCAGCACGATTGGTTGCAAGATCCATGAAATTGACGTGGCTATGAGCCTCCTCGATATCATCCATTTTGAAAGCAAAGTAATTAGCTTTGTCAATCACAAGGTTGAAATCTTCGTCTTCAAGGTCTTGTGCTGTGACATTTGTACCACGTGCATACTGCGATACAGAAATCTCAGGTTCCTTGATAATTTTGACGGTATCTCCCTGAGATGAAATTTCTCCCATATAATCAGAGTTTGTGATATCGCCACATACAGTACTTTTGCGAAAAGCAAGTTGTACTTTTTTTGAATAAATTACAGGACTAAAGTTACCGTTTGGTAAATTCCCATAACCCGTTGCGGTTGTAAAAGCCATGATAGTTCCTCCTATTAAGTTTAGGCTTTGAAAGCTAAACAGTATTTTTAAGAGGCTGTTGTAATAGGGTGCAGATAAATTCTGGGCCTATACTTAAACAGGTAGGTCTTATAAAGATTTTGTTTAGACTGTATTGGGGGGTTAGTAAGGAAGGTAGACCTAAACGGTGGCTTCTGTTTACTATCCCCCTAGTTATACTGACAAAAAGGTATTTGTCAATAGGTATTAACGTGCAGAGCCAGATAAATCGTAAATAAACTTACCTGTTTGTATTGCTTTAGTGATTTCAACTTCTCTTTTTTCAAATTCTTGAGTTGACATCTTTTTAACTTCAGACTCTGAAATGCTCCCTGCCATATCGTCACCGTCAATATCAGCTTTAGAGTTCTTAACTATCGCAGAAGCAGCAGCTTTAGTCTTTCCCTTACGGGCCTCTTTAGTCAAACCTTTATCAGACTTGTAAAGATCAATGACACGGACTACGGATCGAGCATCATCAGAGTTTTCATATAGTGCATCTTGAACCCACTTAGGTTGCTCTTCAACCCAGTCATGAAAGGAATCAGACTCTCGTAGTTCATCAAAATCTGAGTGAGAGTTTCGTATTTCATTCTCAGACTTACCACGTTCAGCTTGACTATTAATAGCATCTAGTTCTTTTAAACGAGAGTCAGCTTTTTCAAACATCTCTTGAGCTTTTTTAGCTGCAATAGTTTCTACAATGCCAGCTACATCAGGATATTTTTCTGACCATTGTTGGATGTCTTCATCAGAAGTAGGAGGAAGAATCCTTTCGTCAGACATTCGGCTTTCAAGGGCTTCTAGTTTATCTTTAAATTCTTTTTCTTTTTCCGAAGCATGTCGTCGTAGATCACCATATCGTTTTTTAAATGACTTCTCTTCTCGACTAAGGTTCTCTTCGGGTTCTTCTTCTTTGACCTCTGCAGATGCGTCAGCAGTTTCTTCCTCTGCATCCTTTTCTGTTCCCATTAGTTCTTCTAGTTCTTTTTCTTCTTCTTCAATACGTTTACGATTACGGTTATTATGTTTAGGATTTACAAATCCAGCTACCGTAGGGGATTCCACAGTTTGTAGTTCAGGCATATTTTTTCCTTTTGTGTTGGGGTCAGCCGTAGCTGAGTAGCCTTATCGTTGTAGTTAGTTTTACTTACGCTTCATTAGTCCGCCTTTATTAAGTCCAATTCCATAAGTTTCTTCTCTTTCAGAACTTGTAGTTCTAGAGGCTTTTTTTGCTTTTTTAGATGAGCCTGTATATCCACCACCTCTAGAAGCTTGATCTTGTTTTTCTTTCTTGTCTTTTGCAGCTCTTTCTCTTTGTCTTTCTTGTTGCATACCTGAAAGATCTTTATCTCTATTTCTTTTTCTTTCTTCTGTTGAAGTTTTTGGCGCTTTAGTTGCTGGTTTGTTTTTATATTCTGCTGAAGTAGCAGTAGTTTCATAGGGCTTTTTCTTTGCTGCAGCCGTTACAGTAGTTGTTGCGGCTTTAGGTTTTCTTTTACCTGCTCCCGCACCGTTATTAGACATCCAAGTTGCAATTTCTTCTGGTGTTGCGTCACCATCTCCATCTCCAGCTTTATCAGCATCTCTTTTATTTTTATTAGCAAATTTTGTGCCAGAAGCAAATGTATCAACTACACCTTGTTTAAGTCCCTGAGATTCAGCATAGCCATTTATTTTTTCTACTTGTGCATCTGCTTCTTTTTGGGTCATTTGACCGGAAGCTACGCTAAGTTGAACACTAGCGTTCATTCTGGCAACATCTGTAAGGGCACCTACGTTTTGCACCATTTTTCCAAGACCTGTCATGCCTACAATAGTTTCAAGGCCACTTTTAGGTTTTGACCCTTCTTCTATAGTAGAGTCAATATAACCAACGGGATCAGTAAAATCTACATCATCATACCAATTAGTAATAGGCTCTGGTTCAGGCCCATCCTCATTAGATTTGCCTGTTTGAAAATTTGGATCAACTACACACATCATACCATTCCACATCTTACCTGCCCCACAACCACCTTCAGGTTCTGTTGGAGCAGCTACGGCAGGAACAGGAGTAGGAGCAGAGATAGGAGCCGTTGCACCAGCAGCACCCAGTACTGTTGAAACTCCCGGCCCCATTGCGTAAGGAGCAAGAGCAGCCATTGGAACACTAGCACTAGGAACAAAACCACTGGTATCAGGCATATTAGGGTAAGCTAGAGTTCCATTTGATGCAGAGACTGTAGAAGACTTTGCATCCTTCATAACAGGATTAGTTGTTTCTTTAGGGCTATTTGCTAAAGCCATTTGATCAGGAGTCTGTGTAGCAGTAACAGTTGGAACAGTAATACCACGCTCACCAAGAATACGCATAAGATCTGGGTTCTGTTGTGCTGCATTAGCAACTTGAGCAATAACGTTGTCTACCTTTGTAGGATCACTGTACAAACTTTGACTGGGCATCTGCTGTCCTACAACACCACCAACAGCCATCTTAACAGGCATACCTGCAGCTTGCATACGTTCATTAACCATAGGATCTGTTGTAGCAGCATTGACAAGTTTTTCTAGCATTCCACCTTGCGCAAGTCCACCATCAGCCATTCCTTGTGCTGAAAGCATTTGTTCAAGTTGTGCTACTTCTTCGTCTGATATTCCGTCATTGCCCATAGGCTGTTCTGTAGAAGGTTTACCCCCAATACGACCATCAGCATCCATCTGAGCAAGGCCCATCTTTGCTTCTTTTCGCATCTCTTCAAACACACGTACACCAAAGAAACGAACTACATCAGCAGGCACAACATATTCGCCCTCACTTAATCGTGCATCAATGTCATCACGAACTTCTTCTGGCATAGATCCCGGAGGTACGTCATTGCCTGATACTGGATCTACTGTTTCTGCGGCCCCTAAAGCTGCCATCATTTCTTCATCCATTTGCGTTTACCTTTAATCTAAGTTGTTTTAAAGCTTGTAAGGCGTAGATTTGCCCCTGTACCCTAAACATAACATGCTTTTCGTTTGCTTGAGAAAATTGTTTGTAGCTAAGTTGAATACGTTCTTCAATCTCTTCTTCAAAAGCTTTCCATAATTCAGGGTTATTTACTAATAATTTTAAACTCATTGCATAGGCCCTCCGCCAGTGTTACCTGAGAAGCCCTGTTCTCCCGGCTGAGGGGCAGTACCTGTACCTATGGTGCCCCCACCACTACCTTGAGTGTCCTGTACCTGTGCCCCTGCTGGTGGCCCCTGTGGAGGAGCTTGACCTTCTGGTGCAGCAGGAGGAGGATTCTGCGCTTGGAACTGCTTAAGGATCTCAGCCTGTACTGTTGCATCACTCATAGAGTTTACTAGCTTATCAGGATCAAGATCCATAGACTTTGCAATCTCACGAATAATATAGTCCATCTTTGCAAAAGGTGCTAGTACAGGGTTTTGAACAACTCCAAGGAACTGCATCAATCGTTGACTACGTACCTCGTTAGCCATAAGGCTTTCAGTACCACGTGCCTTAACATCTAAGTCTCCTACGATCTCTTTATCATAGTCAAACTGCATGTTAAAACTAAAGAAGGCTTTAGCTAGTGGGCCAAGAAGATAGTCATCTACGTTCTTTACTACGTTTCGGATACTACCATTAGCAGCAGACATAAGCATAGAAATACCAGAAGCTGTACGCCCAACACCTTGAACTCCTGTTTGACCGTGAGCAAAGCTAGGAAATCCTGTAGATTCATCAGCTAACACACGTGCCTTATCAAACATCTGCATATTTTCGTTGGAGACGTTAGGAAACTTAGTGCCATAAATAGCTTGTCCGGGTGCGCCACCTTGGCGACGAAAGACTTTTCCGGGATATACAGAAAGGTCTTGACCGGGAACTAGGTTTGTTTCATCAACCTCAATCAGCATATTACCAGATAACGCAGCATTGTCAACTGCCATTCTCATAAAACCGTTCATTAGTGTTTGGGTGTCATCCATGTTCTCAGCAATACCTACACCAAAAAGACTGTAAGGGTTTACTTCATAAGGCACTGCGTAGTAGGGAATAATGGCAGGAGTAAAAGGATTCATAACCAAACGTAAAACTTGATTGTTACAAGTCCAAATATTTACATTTAACTGATCAGACTTTTTTAACTCTTTAGGAATATCAATGTCATGTTCTTTTAATACATGTGTATCTACTGCACCCCAAAACTCTAAAACTTGAAAACGTTCTGCTTTAGAATCATAGGCATCATCTTCCATTGCCTGTTCCCACCACTCTTTAACGTAGTTTTCTCCATACTCAATAGCTTTATCAATAGAGTTTGCACGGAAAAAAGGTCGCCGTTTGAGGGCACGAAGTTTACTACGAGACATTTTATGACGCTCAATTACGTACTCTGCCTCATCCATGTTTGCAGCATCTGGGTCAGGATAAAAATTCCAGATAGAAACACTGTCAGTATGTGGAATAGTTTTTATTGTAGGGGTGTATTCTCCATCTTCAGACCACTTAGGATATTCCTTATCAACAGCAAAGGGGCCTTTCATAATGCCCGTACCAAAAAGTGCAGCCTCAAAAGCAGCTACACGTAGTTGTTTATTAGCATTAGATTCTTCTAACTGATCGTGGATTTTCTTTTCCATCTTCTTAGCTGCAATCATTGCAGGATGAAAGGTAATCTCAGTAGCAGTGCGGCCAACACCTGACTTTAGTTTATCAGCCACAGGAGATAATTTTTCTGTCAGTCCTGCTAAACGTTCTTGAAGTTGAGGCATTGTTTCGCCGGGAAGTAGCTTACTGTCTTCTTCAGATAGGCCCTTAGCCTTAACCATCTCTGGGTTAGACTCAAAGTGTACAGACTCTTCTACGCCTTCTGGTAAAGTAGTAGGATCAACAGTAATTGGAAATTTATTGTTGCCAAACAGAACTTCAATAATTTGGCCGTATGCAGCAAGAACTTTAGTCTTAGTTACCTTTACAAAAATTTGAGATTTTTCTGTGGAAGTAAACTGTACGTCTGGGTTGTATATACCCCTATAGTTTCGGTAAGACTGTATCCAACGAGACTCTTCACTTTCTCTAGCTGTTGAAGCCTTAGAATACTTACCCTGAACAAAGTTAAAGATGTCACCAGAAATAGGATCATTATATTCACCTTCTTTAGTATCTTTAATAGCAGCAGACTCTTCTGAATCCATTGCGTTTTCCATGTAGTCTTCATCCATTTTATTATCCATTAATATCCAAAGGTTCGATCAGCAACTTGAAAGCCGCTATTCTGTGCTGCAGGGTCAAAATCAAACAAACTGCTTCTGGGTCTTGTCATAATACCATACCTTAAAGCATCGTACAAGTGGTCTTCTGAGTTTGTGTCAACATCTTCTGAGTTATTTTTATCTAAAGGTATCGCAGGTATTTGGCTTATTATGTTGGTACAAGTGTTAAAAAAAACTAATCTAGGTTCTTCTGTAAAGTCATCTACTTGAAGTCTTCTGTGCAGTTCGTTCTTACCTGCTATACGTGATCCCTTGCTTCTATCTGAAGGTCTCCACCTACAACCCTTTTGAACCATCTGTTCTGCTAGTGAGGGGCCAGTGTCTCCACGATTATGCCACAAGGAAGAGTCAAGAACTCCGTATCTAATTTTTTCTCCATGCTCTGCTTCTAAGATCATGTCTGCTAAGTCAGTAGCAATTACTTTAGAGCAGTACAATTCTCTATAAACAATAAGTTGTTCGTCAGGAGATACTGCTATCCATACAACACCTGTATAAGAACCGTACCCATAATCGCAAGCTCTGAATCTAGCCCAACTATTTGGTATTTCAAAAGGCTCAATGACATGTAAGTTCCTGTTCCACTCAGTAAAAGCCGCTCCTTCATTGACATCCCAGTTTCCTTCCAGTAATTGTTTACGTTGATGTTCGGGTAGGGATAAAAGGTTAGCTTCATAAAGCCCATCTTCTGCCAAATAAGGGTTGTCAAACAAAGTAGCAGGTATAAACCTACGTTTAAAAAGAGGTTGTCCTTGCTTAGTGTGACCCTTGGGCCAAACAATGTCTTCACCTGTTTCAGGGTCAGTAGCATTAAAGGCTGTATTATTAACTGCAGGATCAACAAAAGTCTTTTTAACCCATGAGTGTCCTGCCCCTCCGGGGTTTGTTGTAGCCCTTTGATAAAGGTTAAGCCCACTGTTCCTAGTAGTACGTAGTCGTGACCTCATGTAGTTCCAAGCAAAAGGACTGGGCCACTGCGTAAGTTCGTCAAAGCCAATCCAGTTAAAAGCCTGTCCCTGATACCTAGAAACATCATCATCTCTGTCTAGGTAGCTTAACCAAAGAGATGCACCTGAAGGAGCTATCCAAGTCTTGTCTCGTTCAAGAAACTTAATTCCGGGAATTGCCCTAGGATAAAGCTGTTTAGATACTGAGATTAATTCCCTTAGTTCCTCCGTACTCCTACGAACCAAGAGCTTATTAGACAAAGGGTTGTTAAAGTACCGGACAGGATCAGCCAACATAGCAAAAGATTTACCACCTCCTGCTGCTCCTCCGTACAAGACCTCTTGCTCTGACGCAGACAGGAAGTCTGTTTGGGGGCCGGGGTTTGCCTGAAAAATAATGTCTTGAGCTTTTTCAACATCAACCGGAGCTGAAACCACTGTCGCTGGAACGGTTCTCTGTTCTACTGGCTTCAACGGCAAAGATTCTTTTTTCTTGGAGACGTTTCGCTTTTGCTTCCGCTTCTTTGTATCGCTGGGCGTAGTAGAGTGCATTTTCAGCGTCTGTCTTACGTTTTCTTTCAAGCTTTACTCTTTTCATTAGTCCGACATGAGAGATTGATCTGCCAGTTTGTTCACTTAACCAAATAGCAACATCACGATAGCTGTATTGTCTTAAGTGATTCTTTGCTATTTCTAATGCTTCTAACTCTTCAGTTACTGGCAAAAGTATATCTTGATCGGAAGGATCTTGTTCGTAACCAAAAGGAACTACTCGTCCTACCCTAACAACAGGAAACCAAGTTAGGCCACTGCTCATTTTTTCAGGCAGAGGTAATTTCCAAGTTTTATTAGTTTTCATTTTTAGCCGGTAAAATAAACAAAGGGCTTTCAGTTTTAATCTCAACCTTGTCAGTCTTTACAAAACCTGCACGGTCAAGAAAGTCCTTAGCCACTGAAATCTTTTCTTTGTTGCCTAGTTGTGTTGGGTCATTAAAAACTTCCATCATGCCATAAGCAAGACGTGTTCCAGAAGATGCAATGTACTTCTTTGTTGCTTCGTAAATCTCATCCTGCAATACGCTTGTAATACTGGTAGAAGAAACATTATCAGCATACCCAGCTAGCTTCTTAGCTTGTACAGGATTGCCTTGTGCCTCCTCAAACAATACGTTAAGAAATATTTGTTGTTTTTCTGTAAGATTTCTCATTCACACTCACATTTCTGGCAAGGACATTCACGATTCAATATTGCACATAAAAGACGATTTAAATATTTTCTCATGTTTTCTTCCTATAAGGTTTTACTTTAGCTGCAACTTTTTTCGGTTGAGCCACAAACTGCTTACCCGAAGCAGTGCCTTTTCGTTTGGCTCTAGTGGTAGAAGCATACTCAGAATCACTAAGAGACTTAATAGCTTTTTTAGGTAGGTATCTTTCACCTGTGGCCTTTGGCCCTTGTGTTGAGGGCTTCCCACTTTTAGTAGTCCAATCCTGCTTAGTCCATGATTTTAAACTTTTTTGACTGGCAGCTAGACCGCCCTCTTTCATATTAACTACTTTTTTTTTAACCTAGCTTGTACAGTCTTACTCAAATCTTTAAGATGAAACAACTTTACGCTTGTCTTGCTGTGAGCCTTACCTGTGTGTAAAGAGCCATCAGGCATTTTGTGAGAACTACCTTTATGTTCAGTGCCATCTTTCTTATAATGTTTTACACCCTTCATGATGTGTATCCTCCTCCTGCTGCTTTATAAGCTTTTGCAACCATTTGCGCCTTACGTGCAGACCACTTTCCCGGCGCACCACCTTTGCCACCAGCTTTTACTCGATTAAAAATTTGCTCACGTTTTTTAGGGTCTGTATAATTACCAGCCGCATTAACGCCCGACTTCTTCTTCTTTGTAGAACCTGTAGTTGATTTCACCACGTGTCATTCCTATATCTTTAAGCATTTCATCTGTCAGGTTGTTTAGCTGCCAGTATTCTGCTCGGCGCTGTTGGTGTATTTGTATCTTTTTAATTAATTTCTTAAACATGGTACAACTCCTCTATGTATTACCACAGACAGTTATACCATGTTTTAGTTTACAGGACTACAGACAAGATTGCAACCCCGTTATGTCTTTTCTTTAACGTGTCCTACCGATTATTTCCAGTAAGACCTTTAGGGATAGTTACGCCTTGACGTTTTAAAGATTTAAATAAACGATCTTTTTCTATCTTATTCAAGGAAGAAGGATCTTTTTTAAACTTACGCAAGTTTCTTTGTGAAAGAGTAAGTTGTTTAGGTTCTCCTCTATCTCTTAACTTAGCTTGACCTTTTTTTACGTCCTCCATGCTAGAAGGTGTTGGTCTTTTAGGTTTAATAGGAATAGGATTTGTAAATGTTCCCGGGTCTCTAGGATTTGCTAATGGGCCTCCGCGACCTGCACCACCTCTTCCTACTGTATCTTTTGGGTCTTTACGATTTGCTAATGGGCCTCCACGACCTGCGCCGCCTCTTCCTACTGTATCTTTTGGGTCTTTTTTCTTTACAGCTTTTGGACGAGCTTTAGGACGTTTAGATGTTGTAACTCCATCCTTCATACGACGAGCGCCACCGAGAGACTTAAGAAGCCCTGCCTTGCCCTTAGTACCTGCCTTACCGTCAAAACCAAGAAGGTCTCCTAGGAATGTGTCAGCAAAAGTAATCTTGCCGTCACCGCTAGTATCTTTTAACGCACGTTTTCCACCAAACTTAGGAGGTGATTTCTTTTTCTTCTCAGCCATTAGCCTCGTCCTTTTTTCATGTTATTAGCACTGCTGCGGGTTAAGCCACCATAGCTATACTTCTTCTTAGCCATACCACCCATATTCATTTTGCCAACACCGTCAGCAGCATAGGCAGGTACTTTTTTACCGTTTTTCATTACCATAGGTTTAGCTACAGAGCCACCGGGACTGTATGAAGAACCCATTCCACCCTTATTATACATAGAAGGTTTCTTCTTAGCCATCCCGCCTTCCATAAATCCAACACCTTTTTTATTAAATTTACCAGAGCGCCGAGTACGTACACTGTCATAATTACCACCCATTGCCGCTTCAACTGCTTCTTTAGTAGAAGGTTTAGATTTTGAATCTTTTAAAAGCTTTGCTGTTTCAGCTTTCATTTCTTTTATTTTATCCATACGTGCAGTACGGGCTGCTTGAAGAGCCTGCATTTCTTTTTCAAGTCTTTTAATCCTTTGAGGTGGAGATTCAGCACTATAATTAAGAGCTTTCTTAGCTGTCTTTGTACCAGCGCCTGTTCCGTCACCCTTGCGTACAGGGCCTTTTTTAGATTCTGCTTTTCTCTTATCAACTTTTCGTT